ACGCCAAGGACTTTTATGAAAGCGTGAAACGCGGTGACATTTCACAATCTTCGTTTGCCTTTACAATCGACAAGCAGAGCTGGAACGAAGAGCGCACCGTGCGCAGCGTGGACAAGGTGCGGCAATTGTTGGACGTGTCACCAGTGACATATCCAGCATACGCAGCCGCCACGGTGCAAGCGCGTGATCAACAGCTTGAAACAAAAGAGGCCAACGCAGTTGCAGAGGCCGACACAGATACAACAGTTATTGAAACTCAAACACACACAACTATGAATCTCAACGAGATGAAGGCAGTTCGCGGCAAGCACGCGGACCGCTACGAAGAGTTGGTTAACCTCGCAGAAACAGAAAACCGCGATTGGACCAACAACGAACAAGAAGAAGCTGACCTTTGCAAGCGCGAGGTTGAGCGTTTGGACGGCAAGATTGCACGTCGTCAAGCCGCAGAAGACATGATTACGCGTCAGGCCCAGATGGGCGGCAGTGCAGTGTCTGAAGCGAAAGAAATCCACCGCGTAAACAAGTCTTTCAGCTTGAGCCGTGCCGTCAATGCCGTTGCACTGGGCAAAGCATTGGAAGGTGCAGAAGCTGAATGGGCACAGGAAGCTGGCCGCGAAATGCAGTCACGCGGCTTGAACATGTCTGGCCAAATTGGTATTCCCGGTTCGGCTTTGTTTCGTGCTGGTGCTGCTGACGATTTTCAGGCTGGTTCAGGTGACGGTTCAGGCTTTGTTGCAACCGCTGTGCCAGGTGCAATTGACGCCCTGCGTACTCCAACCATGGCTGAACGCATCGGGGTGACTACTATCAACAACGCAACCGCAAACTTGCAATTTCCACGCGTAAGCGCCAAGGCAGCAGGTACAGCAGAAACAGAAGTTGGTGCTGATAACGATTCAGGTTTGGAGATGGATGATGTTTCATTGACGCCAAACCGCGTCGCGGCTAAGACTTTGTGGTCGAAGCAGTTGATGTTGCAAGGTGGCGCAGCTGTTGACGCTCTCATTTCTCGCGAGTTGTCAGCAGGTATTAACGAGACCATCGACAAAGCAGTGTTTGCTGCTGCTGTTGCAGGTGCTGGTGATACAAATGCTGTTGCCGGTGCTTTGACTTACGCCGACATCACGGACGCGGAAAAGGCAGTCTTGGCTGCTGGTGGCGACCTTGCACGTTGTGCATGGATTGGCTCACCTTCAGCAATGTCAATTGTTAAGGGTGAAGCAGCAGTTTCTTCAATTCGCGCCGTAGTCGAGAACAACCAACTCGACGGCTTTACAACGTACTTTACGCCTAACCTCGCTGACACAGCTGGCGCTCCAACCGTGGGCACCTTGTTGTTTGGTGATTACGCTGCTGGTATGTTGCTCGCGTTCTTTGGTGGTATCGACTTGTTGGTCGACCCATACAGCAACGCAGGTACAGCGCAGATTGCTTTGCACGTAAACAAGTTCTACGACACAGCTGTGCGCCAAGCAGGTGCATTGGCAGTGGTCAATGACTTTAGCTGATAACAACTAAACTTGGAAGCCTGGCAATTGGGCTGGGCTTCCTTTTTTCTCTTGCCATGATCATCGCCAAACCTGCATACACCTCTGGAACTGACGTCGTATCACTTGCTGATATGAAGCTTTTTTTGCGCGTTGACGGGTCTGACGAAGACACCACGATCACGGCATTGCTCGATGCTGCAGTTACGCACATCAGCGACTACACGAATCGTCATTTTACAGGAGACAGCGACGCCAAATTCTACTTGGAGAAGTGGCGTAGCGCATCACTGGCCTTTGGTCCTGTAACGCGTATCAACGCCGTCAAGTATTACGATAGAAGCGGCACTTTGCAGACCTTGCCACCAGCTAATTGGTACAACGAAGCGCACACAGATAACACAGTGCGCGTGTACTTCCACGACACGCCAGACCTCGAAGAATACAACGCATCGCCAGTGTATTTGGAATGCAAAGTTGGTGGAGCTGAGTCTGCATCTATTCAGGTAGCTACAAAGTTGCTTGTTGCACACTGGTTTGAGAACCGTCGTGCAGTAGTTACGGGCGCATCTGTCAACACAGTGCCCCTTAGTGTTCACAGCTTGCTTAACAGCGAGCGTATTATCGACATGCGGCAATGAACATTGGCCATCTCGATCGTCGCATCACACTTGAAGCGCCAAGCCCGACGGGGACTATTGACGCGTATGGTGAAATGTCACAGGCTGACGCATGGCAAACCTGGGTTACTGTGTGGGCAGCCATGGACAACAAGGCGGCGCGCAGCAGCATTATTGCAGATCAGGAGACTGCTATTAACCGCGTTACTTGGCGCGTACGTTCCTCGGCGTTTACACGCATTGTGACGCCTAAGTTTCGCGTCAAATACGGCAACGATTATTACAATATTCTTGCAGTGCAGGAGGTTGGGCGCAAGCACATGATTCACCTGGTAACCGAACGCGTAATTTCCGAGTGATGGCAACGGTAAAGGTTGAAGGCATGGAGAAGGTGCTAAAAAAGCTTGACAAGCTGGCACAATGGAGCGAGAAGGATTACAACAACCTTCTGGCCATCAACGAGCGCGTGGGTGATGTGTACACCGCATCCGCCAAGGCTAACATTAAAGACTTCTCACGCGACATCTTGGTGCAACGCAAAGACAGCTCAGACATCTTGGTTAAGCGTGGCCAGCTGCGACGCAGCGTTGGCATTTTCCAACCAGAAAAGCGCAGCACTAAGGTTATTGCAGGTCCACTCACAAACACGATTGGACGTCGAAAAACGCGCAAGTATTCTGACGGATGGTTTGCGCACATTGTGGAAGGCGGTGACAGCTTTGGCGTCAAGAAGACCACGCCTAACACAGGTGTATTTGAACGCAGCAAGCGTGCAACACAAACTCGCATGGAGGCGTTGCGCAACCGCTTGTTGAAACGCGAATATGAAAGGTTTATGCGATGAAAGTAGGACTGGCCATATACAATCTGCTCAAAAACGACACGGCTGTAAACAATGCCGTAGGAGGTAGAATTTACCCGGAGCTGGCAAGAGAGGGCGCATCTATGCCTTATATCGTGTACAGCGTTGTCAGCAACTCGCCAAGCGACACAAAAGACGGCACGCCTATTGACGAGGCGCAATGCGAGATTTTTAGTGTTGGTCAATCATACCTGGCGGCAAATAATTTGGCCGACAAGGTGCGTGCTGCACTAGATCGCAAAAGCGTGACCGTGAACGACGCAGAGGCTGGCAACATTACTGTGCAGTCTATACAATACACTAACGAAATAACCGAGGTGAGTGCTGACCGCAAGACTTATATTGCAGTGCAGGACTACACCTTTAGAATTAAACGATAATGGACCCTCTTACATTCATTGCAGAAAATTGGGGCGAGTTGACGCTCGGGCTATTGGCCTTTATTAAGATAATCGTCAACGCAACGCCTAGCGACAAGGATAACCAAGTATTTGGCTACCTCGACGTACTTATTAACCTCATCATTGCAGACCGCAAAAAACCTACTAACAACGAATAATCATGGCCACTACAGGTATTTTTAATGGCTCACAGTACACAGTAATGTTTAAAACGACAGGCATAGAACCTGTTGTTGCAGATAACGTGACTGATTTGAGCGTTTCAGTGTCAACCGAAACACGCGACACAACAACCAAGAACAACGGCGGTTACCGCGCCTTGTTGCCTGGCTTGAAGACATTGACCGTCAACTTTACTGCATTTTACGCTGGTGACGCGACCAACGGATATGACGAATTGATGACAGACTTTTTGGCTGGCACGAAACAAGATGTCCGCATTGCGTCATACAATTTTACCACAGACACAGAAGAAGCTGGCGACAAGGAGATTGAGTTCTCCGCATACATCACTTCTTTGGAGTTGAGCGCAGGAACCGAGGACAACGCGTCGTACACTTGCACACTTGAGTGCGTCAGCGCAATCACATTCCAAGACCACGCATAATACATGACAATCACCCTTGACAACCAAACCTTTCCTGTGCGCGCGAGCATGCGTGCGTGGCGAAACTTTGAGAACGAAACAGGCCACAAGGTGGCCACGCTAGACAGCGAGGACGTCACTAAGATGCCTGAGCTGCTGTACTATTTCGTACAAGAGGGATGCCGTAGGCAGGGTATGAAGTTTGAAATGTCAGTGGATGATTTTCTTGGTCTGATTGACGTTGCGGACTTGGCAAATGTGATGAAGGTGATTGAAGAGTCGATGTCACCAGGCGGTGAAAAAAAAACCGAGGTGACGACGACAACAAGCCACTTGAATGGGACGAAATAGAGTCGTTGGGGTTGGGGCTATTAGGCCTTACCCCTGACGCTCTATACGACTTCACATTTAGAGAGTTCGGCAACGCGGTGCGCGGTCGGTACAAACTACAGGAAACACAACAGCGTGATGCCTGGGAGCGTACTCGATGGCAGACCGCGTTGTTGCTTAACGTACACACCAAAAAAGGCGCAAGCCTAAAGCCTAAAGACCTTGCTACATTCCCCTGGGAGAAGCAAGACAAAAAAGACCCCCAGCACGGCTGGAATCAACTAAAAGCATTCGCAACAAAAAAAGATGGCTAAACTCGGTGATCTCATAGTGCGCATTGGCGCAGATACGCGCGACCTCAACAAATCGCTTGGACGCGTGCAGCGCAATATGCGCTCGATGACAAGCAACTTTGAACGGCTTGGGCAAAACATGACGCGTAGTCTCACTTTGCCTATTGCTGCGTTTGGCGCGGCTGCTGTCAAGAGTGCTGCTGACCTTGAGCAGCTTGAGACGTCATTTGTGAGTTTGACTGGTGGCGCAGAGCAAGCGGCAATGATGATGAAGCAGCTTAACGAGTTTACAGCTCAGACGCCGTTTCAAATTGAAGCTGTTGCAAATGCCGCACGACAACTGATTGCAAGCGGCACAGAAATAGGCGACGTCAATCAACAACTTCAATTCCTTGGTGACATTGCAGCAACGAGCGGCAACAGCATTGAGGAAATTGCGGCAATCTTTGCCAAGGTCAACGCTAAGGGCAAGGTAGAGTTAGAAAACCTAAACCAGCTTGCAGAACGCGGCATTCCAATCTTCACAGCCCTTGCGGATGCAACAGGCTTGCCAGCTGACAAATTAGGCGCAGGAGCAGTAAGCGTACAGCAGTTTAATGATGTGTTAAAGGGCTTTGCCGAACAAGGAGGATTTGCGCAGGGCGCCATGGAACGCTTGAGCAAAACAGCGTCAGGTCGTTTTAGTACGGCCATGGACAACCTCAAGCTTGCATTGGCTAACGTAGGTGATCAGCTACTGCCTTTTGTAAACAAAGGGCTTGAACGATTCACTAAGCTAATGCAAGGCTTTGCACGGTTATCACCGACAACGCTAAAACTGGCAGCATCTATTGCCGCGCTTGTTGGTGCAATTGGTCCCCTGCTGATTGCAGTACCAAAAATCGTGGCATCAATCAAACTCATGAATTTCGCCTTTTTGACTACTGCGCCAGGAGTGCTTGCACTGTCAGTTGCATTGGGCGCAATTGCAGGTGTGTTTTTGCGAGTGCGTAAAGAGGCAAAGGCAGCAACAAAAGAAACTAAGCAACAAGAAGCCGCACTCATTAGCCTTAACAAAACGCAACTTGCCCTGGAGACAGGTATTAAGCTTACTGGCGATGCCACAGAGGACTTGAATAGAATTAACGCAGCGCGTGAAGACAGCTTGCGACGAGTGGCACAGGCAAATGCAGAATTGCAAACGCTTGAAGAGGCACAGCGAGAAGGCGACGCGATTGTTAAGGCTGGTTTGCGTGATAAGATTAAGAGCTTGCGTGAATACATTGATACCTATCAGCGTAGCGCAGATGCAGCTGACCAACTGATTGTTGTACTAGATCGCGAGCAAAAGGCATTGCAAAGCGCAACGGAAACAACGGACCAATTCAACGAGAGCAGCGCGGCAACGGCGACTACGCTTGGCCAATTGTTTAGCGAACTCGAAAACGTGACAGTAGGCACGCACCAGGCAAAGATGTCAATGGGCGAGTTTTTTAGCATGCTTGAAAACGTACAAGTGCAAGCAGAAGCTACAAAGCAACAGTTTATTGATATGGGCGACGTAATCCGTCAGGCGTTGACAGGTATTGCAGGTGCGTTCGACGGCACGGGCAACTTCATCATGAAAGGCTTGCGCGTGTTGGGTGGACTCATGGTCAATATTGGTAGCCAAATGATTGCGCTGGCAACGACCATGAAGGCGTTTCGCAAGTTCATCATCACGAATCCTGGACTTGCGATTGCAGCAGGTGTGGGCTTTATCATTGCAGGTCAAGCATTGAGTAACATGGCGCAACGCAACCTTGAGGTGCCAGCACTTGCACAGGGTGGTGTTGCATACGGTCCTACTATGGCCATGATTGGCGACAACAGAAATGCAGCGATTGACCCAGAAGTTGTAGCGCCATTGAGTAAATTAAGAGACATGATGGGCGGCAACCAGGTAGAGGTGTTTGGACGCATTCAAGGCAACGACATCTTCCTGTCTAACGCTCGAACAGGCACAAGCCGTAACCGTTACTCATGAGCAGTTACCTATACGCATCGAGCACCGCGCAAAGCATCAATGGCGAGGAATACGAAGTCCGCATCATTGAAAATGTAGCTGGCACGGACAGTACAAAGACATTTGATGTCGGACCGCAAGGCGTTAAGCTAGTGTACGAAAACACTGACGACACGCTGTTGCTGCCTGGTATCGTCCACTCACGTTGTGAGGTAGAGACTTTGTGGACAGCTGGTGACACGACTTTAAGCAACCTTATTACCAACCTACAAGATTCGCAAGACGGCGATTGGTTGTTGGAGATTCTGCGCGATGATACACGCATCTGGGTAGGCACAATTTTGTGCGAGCAGGTAGATCTACTTGAAAGCACACCAGTACAATCGTTTCGCATTGTGGCGACCGACGGGTTGTCACTGCTTAAAAACGTCGACTACAATGACAACGGCACAGCGTACACAGGCTTCCACATTGTGTTGGACGACATACTGAAAAACATTCAAGAGAAGTGGACTACTTGGTCTTATCTGGATAATCAAAACGGGAGTGAGATAAGATTGGAGATAGCGGACGACGTGTATTCCACGGACGATTACATCATGAGTTTGTTGACGCATCCTGGCGGGACGTTTTATTACAACACGCGACGTATGCGGATTCATACGCACGCATTTAGTCAAACAGACAATGCTGGCAACACAACCTTTATTAGCTGTTACGACTTGTTGCAAAGCATTTGCCTGACATTACAAATGCGACTGTACTACTATGGGGACACTTGGTCATTCATACCTGTCAATCTTAGCGATGAAGCAATCACAGGTAATCAGTTGACATACCAAGATCAATTTTTGACCAATACAATAGTCGGCACATTTAATTACCAAGAAACCCTCACAACTCGTACTGCCTTAAAGGGTAATGAATGGGTACAAAGCTTTACGCCACAAATCAATAAAATCAAGCTGACGCGAGACACGAACAAAGGATACGAAATCATTGCTGCCTACAACCTCGCAAACGGCATCGTACTAACGCAAAACACCCTGTCTTTTGAGGGACAAGACACAGTAGCTAGCGATGAAGCCTACATGTTGAGATTTACGGCGTACATTGAAAATACAGCATTGTCCAAACCAGAAAGCGAAAGGCTGGGGCGTTTCGTATTGAAGTTCCGTATTCAGTTTGGCACTGGCGGCACCGCCACGTACTACAAAAACGCGATTGCCGCAAGTCCAGGCGGACGTCTGCAAGATTATGAGCTTGATCTCACAAGCAACTTTAACAGCCAGGACTACGCGGAATTTACTTTTCCTCATATTGGCTACAGCGCATCAGTTGGAGATTATTATTACCACAGGTCGGACAACAGCAACTACTACTACGATTTTAATACAGCAGGAACCAGATATTTGGAAGGTGCGATTAATGTTCCGCCACCACTTTCAGGGCGCACTGGTGTATTGATCAGGCCGATAATTGAGGCATACAACAGTTTTGGGTTCTACGACGCAGCAGCGACGGCTGCATTAACAACAGAATTTAAAAGCTTGTATTTTGTAGCGTATAGCAACAATCAACTTGGCGTTGTTCCAAACTTCGACTGGGAAGCATCTTCTACCTATGGTCGTGGTGAAATTAAATTAGGCACAACGCACATAGGCGGTTTAGGACTTAACATGGGCGGTATTCAAGTCGAAACGGCTGCTGGGGTTTGGAGTACTACAGACAATTGGGTTAACCAGGCAGACGATACAGACCGACCAATTAATGAGCTGTGCGTCGAAGAAGTATTAGCGGCACATTACAAATCACGCAAAGTTGAACGCGGTCACATTGTGTTGCGCGGCAGTAATGCTACACCCAGCAAACCATTTGCACGATTTAGTGATCGTGATACTGGCGAGTATTACACTGCGCTGAACTGGTCTTTGATTAGTACGCCATGTGAGATGGAGGTCACGTTGCGCAAAATTGGTCGCAATGCCATCGGTATTACGACGCAAGTCAATGTCGACAAAGAGGGAGAAAGGCCGGCGACGTCATCGACACAAAATCAGCCAAGCGGGCGCACACCCGCTATCATGTATTCATACAACACTCAGGCGCGCGAAAACTTCCAAGGTGATTGGTCGTCTATTATTGGCACTGAGATTAAGGAAATGTACTACACCATTGGCAACGATGGTCAAGGCACATTTTTGGACGCGCAAAGCGTAATTACTCCTGGAGCCACGATAGTACGCAAGATATACGTCAACCCAAAGGGCTTGCAGGACCGTACAGACACAGGTTGGACGTCACCAGCACCTTTGCAACCTGGCGACAATCAACCTTTTAGCAAATGTTACGAGTTAATTCGAAACTATCAGACGAAGGAAGCAGATCACGGCTCGTACACCTTTATGGTCACATACAGCGAGGTCAATGAACAACCATTGCTAAACACTTACACTGGCGCTGAAGCGGCATATTCGTTACGCAAATTAAATTCGAGCTACACCGGTTCAGCAATTAGCGTACGACGCACTTCACCTTCTCCTGCTTCGCAGCTTATTGGTTTTACCGCTTCTGGTGAACTTGACACAGCAGCATTGTTAGCGTTCTGCGGTTCTGGTGATGGCTTCATCAATACATGGTTTGATCAAAGCGGCAATGGCCGCAATGCTTCTCAGTCAACGACAACATTGCAACCAAAAATTGTAAGTAATGGTGTTGTTTTGAAAGTCAATAATAAACCGGCACTCTACTTCGCGTCTGATTATTTGGACACGACCGCATTTGGACCTAATCCTAACGGCGACGTAAACGGTGCAGCCGTACTGAGATGGGACAATGTAACCGTGCGACAATCAGCAGCAAGCCAATGGGGTTCGTCATCTGGTCAGCAAAACTTTTTCTTGCAAATGCAGGAATTGGTCGACCATACGCGTTGGGGTTGGCGGTATAGTGGCAGTACATTGGCGTACGTTGATCAGCCAGTGACCGTTGCCATCAACACGCAATATTTGATTAGCGCAAAGTTTGCGCAGGATTCTGTCACTGCTTTGTTTAACAACGCGGCTGGCGACGTCACAAACAATCCTTCAGGAGGTCAAACCGCGAACAATTCAAGCAATGTGTTGCGTATTGGTGGTCTATCTACAAACACCACGCAGCTAATGACAGGCTATGTTCAGGAGTTTGTTTTGTGGTCCAATTCATCTGCGCATTCGCAGCAGGACATTAGCGATGATATTAACGACTATTACGACGTTTTCTAATGGAATGGATACTTATCGAGCCTGAAGGCCAATTGAACAGCTTAGAACGCGCTAAAATCATTTCACGCGAGTTGTACAATTTGGAACGTCCCGTATTTCTACAAAACGACGACGAGGCTGACGCCAACTATTTTGGCATCATTACGCATCCTGATTCAGCAACGCGCGCAGCTTTGTTTGTAGACACTGCGGCAATCATCAAAATACACCCAAGTTGCACCCTTGAACGCTTGGTAGCAATGTTCCCTGAGCTGACGCCCGATGAGCGCTTCGCACTTTCATCTACTATACACCAACTGGACTATATCGTGTTTGGCAGCATTTTGCCACAAAGCGTCACAGTGCGCGATGCAAAATACATGGCGAATGCGGGATGGTTTGTACTGAACGATCCGTGATGCAGGAACTGAGGACACATCTACAAAACGCAATCAACGTTACCTACGTGGGTAGCGTCATGATAGGATACATCAACGACGCCATTGCCATTGTTGCTGGCCTAACGCTCGTGTGGTGGAATGTTGAACGCGCGCTGAAAGCACGCAAAGAGCGTCAAGACGTATGAAGTGGTTTAACTACTCTGAGTTCGACAGCCCAGACGAGCCAGGGAGCGGTCACTACATGGATCAAGAGTTTCTCGATATGCTTGACGAGGCAAGGTCGCGCGCTGGCATTCCGTTTGTCATCACCTCCGGGTATCGAACCGAGGAACATTCGTATGCTGTAGGCAGCAACGCGGCCAGCTCGCATTGCAAGGGTGTCGCAGCTGACATCTCAGCAGCTACGTCACGCGATCGCTTTTTGATTCTCACTGCACTATTAGAAGTAGGCATCGACAGACTCGGCATCGGCGAGGACTTCATTCACTGTGATATAGATTGGGAAAAGCCTGGCAATGTCATCTGGAATTACACCTGAGCTGGTTAAGCTCCTGGCACGCTTTGACGTGACTGAGGTATTTAAGACAAAAGGCGACCTGCGTAGGTGGTCAGCCAAGCGCACTGTGGGCGGCATGATTGCCACAACTGCATGCTACGACATTGCCACTCACGGAATTTCTTGGGAGGCAGTTTGTTTGTGTGGCATCTCTATCATACCTTTAAGTGTGAGCCTCTTAGAGCGCAACAGGGTTTAGATAATTGTTTCATAGTTCGACGGGGGCTGCCTACGGGTGGCCCTTTTCACATCCCTGTGTTTATAAGTAGCATGTAATTGGATGCCGTTTGGATGCCGTCGTGGCATACGTTTGTGTCATGCGATTGCTACACATCCTCCCCTTATTCCTCGTAGCGCCTGTGTGGGCGCAATGTGACATGGAGTTGTACGGCTACAACCCAATCACAACCGAGATGACGATCGTGGTCAAGAATGGCCAATGTGTGACACAGGCAGACAGCGTTGGCGAGTTTCTGCTAGGCTTGACCTTTGACCCTCCTTTGGTCGACACTCCGTTTGACTGCGTGTCTGGCCTCGACTGGGCAAAGCTGATTTTCCCATTGGACTTCCCCGGTTTTGACATCGGTCAAGGTGACGACGACATCTTGCAAAGCGGTGACACAATTAACTTCTTTCTTACTGAAATCCCGTTTTTTGGTTCAGGCACAGCACAATGTTGGATTAATGCAATTGAGGAAGGCGCGTTTTACGACGAGTGCGTTGTGATGGCCATCTATCAAATCAACGACAGCCAAACCATTACAGGCGAATCAGGATTGTCAGGTGAGCCATATCCAGATGTCGACCCATCAGACAACATTCTGGTGTGGTCGCTCGGTCCATACTGCGAGTCACCGCCATGGCCATACAGACCACCAGTTTACATTCCGGACCCATGCAACGACGACGACATTTTTGTGCCCAACGCATTCACGCCCAACAACGACGGCAAGAATGATGTGTTTCGCGCCATTACCGATGGTGACTGTTGGCTGTTTTGGGAAATGAAAATCTACAATCGTTGGGGTGAGCTGGTATGGCAAAGCGATGTGCCTGGCGCTCAATGGTTGGGCAACAACACAGAAGATGTATGGGGCTGGAGTGTGGCAGATGGCTTGTACTACGTACCTGACGATGTGTACTACTGGAAGATTCGTGGCCAGAAGCGTGGCGACGTATGGATTGAAATGAACGGACATGTAAACCTTTTACGATGAACAATACCCTTAAACCCAATGGCATTAGCCATACTGTTATGCCTACACACCGGGCGAGCAACTACAACGCGTGGATGCGCACAATCACAAACACAACTGTACCTGCGTACCGTTGGCAAATCACGAAGCATGAACAGGCATCACCCGTATGACCCACGAGGTTGGAAGCGTGGCGCACGCGACATGGGCCAAGGTCATTGTTTTCTGCTGCCTGATCACGGGCGTGAGTTCAAACGCGATGACATGCGCAAGCTTGGCTTTACCCTGTACCAGGACTTCGTAATGAAGCAGGACGACAACTACGAGATGCGCTGGTGGTTCCGCAACACAGAAACGTGGAAAGCTCGTATTGACCGCATTGAACAGATGGGGTATGTAGCCTCGGACAAACTGCAAATAACATGAATGCCTACATGAGACAGTACCCAATTAGACTAAACGTCCGCATGGAAGAAGAGCTGCGGGACGAAGCGCAAAAAGTAGCGCACAAACTAGGAATCAGCACGAGCGCGCTGTTCCGCCTGGCTGTAAAAGACCTTATTGAACGTCAAAACAAATTTTCAAAACTATGAGCTGGTTACCAGACAACATCCACGAACCCAAAGCAGGTTCCTACTTTAAGCCCCTCAAAGGCAAGCAAAACCGAGTGCGTATCATCTGTGACAAGCCGCTAGTTGGTCACGTACAATGGACAAGCGACAAGAAGCCAGTGCGTTGGAAGCTTGGCGATCCACGACCAGAAGCTGATTACGGCGAAGGCACAAAGCCGCGTGTATTCATTGCCGTGGCAGTGTGGAACTACGAGGAACGTTGTACGCAGGTATGGGAGATCACGCAGCGCACGTTGCAAGAGAGCCTGGACGCCTTGACGCGCGACGCGGACTTTGGACACCCTGCGAACTACGACCTGAAGATCACGCGCAAGGGCGAAGGCATGGACACAACTTACAGCATGGTGCCAATGCCAGGCGAGCAAAACGAGGACGTGGTAAACGCCATTGCAGAGCTGCGCGTTAATCTTGACGCATTGTTGAACGGCGAAGACCCATTTGCATGAGTGAACGCCAATTCCGTGGTATTTGGATTCCCGTACACATCTGGGAGACGTCAGACTTGACAGCTGCGGAACGTTGCCTGTGGGCTGAAATTGACAGCTTTACAAGCAACAACGGCAACGGCTACTACAAGACTAACCAGCAAGCGAGCGAAGAGCTCGGGGTATCTCAACGCCAGGTATCCCGAGCCTTCGCAAAGCTGGAAAGCATGGGCCTCATCTCCATCACAAAAAAGGGCGTGCGAAGGGTAGCCAAGTCGACACCATGGCGAGATGTCCTAGACTCAGTGGCGAGTAATCCTAGACATGATGGCGAGGTATCATCGCCACAGTGGCGAGGTATAAAGAATAAAGAAAAGAACAATAAAGAACACAATGAAAACACACTGGTGTATGCGGTAGAAGGTGATGAGATGATTGAGTTGTGGAATGTGTGGGTGCGTGAGCGTAAAGCATACGTGAAAGGCAAATACACTCCATACGCTCAACAGCGTGCCATGAATAAGCTGCAAAGACTGTGTAACGAGGATATAGAACAAGCTCGTAAAATCATTGACCAATCAATTACAAATGCCTGGAAAGACTTTTACCCCCTCCGTGAAGAAAGAGGAAAGCAACGGCCTAACCTTGACGCAAGACAAGCACTTGACTGGGCTGCTGGAAGATCCACGTAACAGCATGCGCGCTATGACGCCAGACGTAGCATACAAGGAAGGCTTTAGTATGAGCCTTGCGCAAAAAACAAAGCCGGTAGAATTACGAGTCATGTTGCTCACGGAGTTGGAGCGCCTTACGAGACATGTGAATGCAACTCGCACATTTCAGACACAAACAGACCTGCAAGACGCTGTTGATGACATCTGTGAATTGTTCCCCTCCTTGAAAGTGGAAGAGGTGCTCACTGCATTCAAGCATATCCGTCAAGGGCGTTTCCAACTCTTTGGCAACTTCACTACGAACACTATGCTTGACTGCATACGCCAGTACGAGATGCAGAACACAGTTAGCATGCGTGAGCAAGAACACAAAGAGCGCAAAGAGGTGTTGACCGCATCCCTTGACGTAAAGCGACTTATTGCCGACCTTGATAGAGAAGGCAAGCTCAAGACCTCACGACAAATCCTTGATCGCAAATACATTCCATATCCTAATGACAAGACGGACTACACCGAAACCAAAGAACAGAAACAACACAAGGAAGAAACCGCGCAAGAAGCCAGGTCCGAAACCAACCAAGAGAGGACTAAAAGAAAAGCTTGACCGCGCGTTCTCATGGTACATACGTCT